TAGCATAGTGAATTATTTTATACAAGTCTAAATTATTCTTACCATCTTTCTTACCAAACCTCATAGCATATTTCATAATGTTTCCAAGACAAAATCCTTCACCATATCCTGAATCAATTATCATATCAGTTGCTTGGTATTTACCGTTAGCATAATGTTGAGCATATGTATTACCTATATAAGCTTTCAATTCATTTAGTGTTTTATCTTCGTTAAATTTATAGTTCACTCTTCCATTCCTCCGGTAATGTTTCTTCACTATACCATGTGAAGTTATTTGTTTCTGCCCACTCTGCATGAGTTCTTTTTGTTTTGTCTTTTCTTACCTTTGCACCCGGCATAGGTGAGTAAGGTTTTTGAAAAAGAAAAACTAACTCATAATTATCAGGTAAAGCTTTTCTAATGTGTATATACTTACTATACTCTGCATAGTCCCAGAACCTACCTTTAGCTTCTAGTAAAATAGTTTTACCATCTATAACTTTTACAAAGTCTGCTTCGTACTTGTGTTGAACAACATACTCTATAGTATCCCAATGATGTTTCCAATCTTTAAGAACTGTTTGATGTATGTCATATTCCCAAAGACTATCATATCCTTTGGGTACGTTAATCTTTTTAGGTCTTGGTTTTCTTGGTACTCTTTTAGGCATTCAAATCTTCCAAAGTTATATTAGGATTTTTCTTTACCTGTTTATAAAACCATCTAAGACTATATGCACTTAACATAAATCTATTGTTAGCAAAGATATGTGTTTGCTGTGGAAGAAACTGGTCCAAGTTTTTCTTATTAATCTTAGTAGCATCTTCACCTTCAGGTACCATAGTTCTTATCCAACTAATAAGTAAGTCTTCTGCTTTACGTCTTAATCGTTTTGCTTTTCTACCATTCATATTTGTGTTACCTCTATAACATTAGGAACTTTAGGTGTTTGAGTTAAGTATCTTAAACCGTTAGAATATTTAAATACTCTTAAACCTTTTCCTTCGTTTGCATCTTTATGACATTCAAATTTATATCTACAATATACACATCCTTTAGGTAGTTGCATATTACCAGACTTACCATCAGGTATAGGACTATAACATTTATCAGGTGGTGTCTTTAACTTAACAGCTTTTTTAATATCAGTTATTTTCTTTTTAATATTAGGTTTATCAAAGTCATCAGGTCTAAACATAGCTAACTCTCCAGACTCTTTATTAAGAGCAAGGAATCCACCTTTGTTTGTACCCTCTGCTGCTTCGTATCCTGCAAGTTGTGCCATGTATCCAAATGAATCTTGTTCAGCAAGAGTTCCTTCTTTGAATTTTTTAAATGCAAATCCTGAAGCAGTCTTTACATCTACAACTTCTCCATCAATAACACAATCCATGTGTCCTTTAATACCGGATACAGTTATTTCTTTTTGTTCATTAGTAACTTCATGTCCAGATAACTTAACAAGAAATAAAACTATCTCTTCAAGTAAGTGTCCATATAAGAACTTAATAAATGTAGGTGGAGATATAACCTCTGTTGAATCAGATTCAGAGTTCATCTCATACCATAATTGTCTAGGCTGTTTACCTATGTTAGACATACGTAAAGAAGGTTTACCTCTTGGAGCAGGGTGGGACCAAGTGTAAAGAATCTCTTTCATAGATTCTCCAAACTGTTCAATAGTCTCCTCATCTATGTCAAGATGTTCTCCCTTTCCAAGAGCCGACAATTTATTATATATATCTTCGACTAATGTGTCAAGTGTTTTTTTATTTTTAGTCATTGTTTTTATGATTTACAAAATTAAGTTTCCTTGTAACAGGATTAAAATTTAATATACGAACATTTAAATCTACTTGTGTAGATGTTCTAGACCTACCAGACCTACCTGATTTTGTTTTAACATCAATATAAGTCATCTCTCCATCTTTAGTAGCAATTAAATCTATTGGTCCTGAACAACCACAGTTTTTAAATACTTCATAACCCTTATCCCATAACCAAGTTACTGCATAGAATTCAGCTAAATCTCCTTTACGATTATCTAGTGTGTGTTTATTCATGTTTCTCCTTCTAAATATTTTATAGCTCTTTTTAATATATTAATGTCATCTTTAAAACCACCAAGACATCTATTACAAGTGTGACATAACCATCCTCTAAAAGATTCTGTTTCATGACAGTGGTCTATTACCCAAGCTCCTAATTTTTTTCCTCCGAGTCCATTTACTTTATCTGATGTACCTAAACAAATAGGACATTTATAATTTTCATCTTCAGGCATACCGTATTTTTTCTTTAATAAAATTCTAGTCTTGCTTAAATGATTGTTACATTTTTTACATTCAGGTCTTAAAAAATTTCCTCCTGATGCAGGACTAAAAAAAGATAATGAAAGTTTTTTTTCACATTTAATACATATTTTACCATCTTCAAAAGATAATTCCTCATGATGGTCAGGAAATAAACTTTGTTGTTTAATGGGTTTCACTCCAGTTACCTCCTATCTTGTACTCACCATCAAGAGGACATCTAAGATTAAAATGTTCTCCTGCTTTTCTAATACTATCAACAGCAAACTGACCAATAAAATCAGCTTTATCTTTAGGTACTTCTAGTTGCCATTCATCGTGGATGTTAGCAACAAACTTATAAGGTACTGCATTTAATTGTAATACATCATCAAGTATTGACAATGCTTTCTTCATAACAATAGCACCTGCTCCTTGAAGTAAAGTGTTCAATGCAGAATGAGCATTACGTATGTAAAGCTTTCTACCATCTAAACCTTTGAGGTATTTCTTAGAAGCTGCTCTTTGTACCCTGTCTCTAAGTGATTTAAATGCAGGGTTATTATCGAAGAAATGTTCTCTAGCTCGTTTACCATCTGCTGTACTTCCTTCAACCACTTTTCCAAGCTTTTCATCTCCTGCTCCGTACATGAGGGCATAGATGAATGTTTTCGCCTGATTTCTTGATTTAAGTTGTGCAGCTCTTTGATTAGCTGTGTGTATATCTCCATCTAAAATCTCCTTGATATAGTTTTCATCATTCATATAGTGGGCTAACATTCTTAATTCTAAACCACTAGCATCAACTCCAAGTAATACATTACCTTCATCAACAATCCAACATGCTCTACATTCTGGACCATAAGGACTATGAACTGAAGGTACTTGTGCCATGTTAGGACTTCTGTGTGTCATTCTACCGGTGATAGCACCATTAGGTATAACAAAACCATGCACACGTCCATCCTCTTGCACCGCTTCAACCCAAGAATCAACTTGAGCTATACGTTTTTGTATTAATAAAAAGTCTGCTATAAGTTTAGCTTCACGGATATGAGTAACCTCTGATAATGTTTTCTCATCAACAATAGGCTGACCTGTAGGAGTAAATCTTTCAGGTTTCCAACCAAAGTCTACAAGATATTCACCAATCTGTTTACGACTACCAAGATTAAACTCTTGTAAAGTCTGTCTCATGAAAGGCTCAAAGTTATTAGTATCTAAACATCTTTGATACTCATCATCAGTAAGTCCACGTTTAGATAAGTTACCATCTTTTTTAATGTAAGGTGTAACTAATTTATCATCTACCCATTTAGGTTTAAAAGTATTATGAACTTCATCTTCAATCTGTTGAGACTTTTCTCTAAGTTCTGCAAGTAATACTAATGCAGATTCCATGTCAAACATAAATCCGTTTTCTTCTTGTTGTTTAATTATTCTTGCAACGTCTTGTTCAAGTTCAATAGATTGTTTACTAAAACCTTTTGACTCATTACGAAGTGATTTATAGACAAGAGTATTTAACTGAACATCACGAACACAATAGTCTAACATTTCTGTAGAATAATTTAGATAGTCTTCAAAGTTTATCTTAGATAGACCAAGTTTATATCCCCACTTCTCAAGACTATGACCACCCTCTCTAGTAGGATTGAATAGTCTAGAAAGAACAAGAGTATCTATAACTTCTTTGTCTCTAAGTTTTATACCACCAAACTTTTCTACCATAGGAATATCAAATCCTATAATGTTATGACCTATTAATCTATCTGCTTTAGATAAAAGCTCATAGCCTTCTTGCAAGTTGCTTGGAGGAAACTTAAATATCTCTCCAGAGTTTGCATCTTGAGCTACAAGACAATGTATCTTAGTTGCTTTTAGGTCATCAGTTTCTATGTCAAATACTAAATCCATAATTAAAATGCTTCATCTAAACTATCATCAAAAGTAATGTCTTCATCTGTTAGTTCAGATAGTCTCCCAGTTTCTGAATCATATATAACCCTACAAGCCATACCAACATCACCTGTGTATCTTGATTTAAGTATACGCATTCTTGTTGTTCTAGCTTCATCAGGGTCATCTGATTGTTGATTACGTTCTAATGCTATCACACAATCACTAAGTTGTCCAATACTATTTGAACCTCTTAGATGAGATAGTGATACTTCAATACCGTTCTCATGTCCTTTGTTACCATCAACACGTCTCAAGTGTGAAACTAAAATGATTCCTGCACCTGTCTCTTCTACCAAGCTTCTAAGTCTAGTCATGATTGAATCAATAGCACGTCTTTCATCACCCTCATGTACAGCACTAACTAACATGTGTAGATGGTCAACGACTACCCACTTACAATCACAACCTATAATCATAAATCTAAGTTTGGTAAAGATATCATCAATGTCATTGGTTCCAAAGTGGGAATGCACCCATACTCTATTCTTGTTCTCACCATCATAAAGTATATCAAAGAATTTATCTAGTTCTTCTTTACTAAATCTATCTCTGATTTGGTCCACATACAATCTAGCATTAGCTTCAATAGATAAGATACCATCAATAGTTCTTCTCCAATCTTCTTCTAATGCAATGATACCTACATTATCTTTAGTGTTCTTGATAAGATGATGTTCAAGTTCTCGTGTTACACTAGACTTTCCAAGTCCTGTACCACCTGTAAGAGTTACAAGTTCACCTTGTCTAAGACCATACAACTTCTTGTTCAGTCCTTCATAAGGATAAGGTACACTTTCTTTTCTCTCACGATTGTGGAACTTCTCACGTTGTTCAGAGACATTTATAACACCAGATGGTGTATAAACTTTACTAGCCCACCAAGCTTCAACAAATTCTTTATGTTTGTTGTTTCTTAGCATGTCGTTAGGGTCTTTCCACCCGTTAGGAAGGGTAACTATCCTTGCCTTTCCCGGCTTGAAAAGCCTAGCAACTTTGATACTAGCTTCTTGTCCTGCTTTATCTTTATCAAAAGCAATGATGACGTTTTCAAAGTCGTCAAAGAACTCTAAGCTTTCTTTGATGTCTCTTACTGCACCATTAGCACCACGTTTGATAGATACTACAGCCCATTTAGAACCAAGCAGTTCATAAGCAGCCATAGCATCACACTCACCTTCAGTAATGGTAACGTACTTACCACCCTTGAAAAGTTGTTGACCAAACAAACCTGTATCATTGTAACTACCAGAGACATAGAAGTCTTTGTCTTTACAGTTACGAATTTTAGTAGCTGAAAGTTCGTGTCCATTGTAGTAAGGATAAAAATGTTTAACGACATTACCTTGTAAGTCATGTACACATTTTACTCCATACTTTTGAGCAGTCTGCATAGAAATTTTTCTATCAGTTAATGCTGAAAACTTTCCTTCATCTACCATATCAGGTTGTTTGGTTTGTGTTGTAGTTGATTGCATATCCTGTCCTCCACATGCTTTAGTATAGCTAGGCATAAACTCTCCACAACTGAAACACTTTGCTGAATCATCTGCATTGATTCCAACAGCATCACTACTGTTACAAAGTGGACAAGGTTGATGTAACTTATCCCAAGTTTTATCCATGTTAGCCCTCACTATGAATTAAGATTCGTCTGAAGTTTCTTCTGTAGTTTCTTCAGTCTCAGTTTCTTCTTGTTCAACTATAGCTTCAGGACTATCCTTTAGTACAGCTTCAAGATTATTCTGATGTCCTTGTGAAGCAAAGTTCAAAGCTTCTACCATGACGTTTAACGTACCTATCTTACTGATAGATATGTTAGCACCATTTCTTTTTTGTTCATCTTCAATCTTTGAAACATCATAGACTGATTCACCATCATCATTTTTAATAGTAATAATCATATTAAAATTCCTCGTTGTCTGAATCTTGTTCAGTATATTCAATTAAATTATCTACCTTAACAGCCATAAGCTCTGCAAATCTACCATAATTATTTTTATATGGTTTGATTTTAACAGTCACTTCTGAACCATTACCGATTGCAACATCCATAGGATTACCATCACCATCAACTAACTTAGGTGCAGGATTAGCTGTACCATCGTTCCTTGATGCTCTCTTACTAAAAGTAAAAGCAGGTTCTTCATACTTCAGTTCACCTGTTCTAGTTCTAACTTGATTCAGTCCTAAGTCTTCAAGCTTAGTAGCTGTATCAGAATCAGTAAGAACAGTTATGCCATATTTATGAGGTTCAAACCTCGTGTTAGGACTGGTAATGTTGGCATACATTGCCTTCCCTTTTACATACTCATACATAAAATTCCTCCTTTAAGGTTGTATTAAGTTGTGCAATTATATCATGAATTTGATTTCGTGTCAAGTCTTTTTTTTCTTCTTTTTGCATTGACAATATCTCTTGTCATTTGAATCTCGCCTTGTAGGTCTTCCCACAATTCATCTTTAACTTGTTGACTAACATCTCGTTTGAGTTTAGTTCTTATTTTTAAATCTGATTTCTTTGGAATCCAAGTCTGCCAATATTGTTTCTCTTGACATTCATCTGACCATGACCATTCAATAGTTTGGTCAAGTGTTTGTGATGTGTATTTAAATATCATATAACCCTCCAGTTAAAAGGGTGGCTAGTCACGTGGTGGTTTAGTACTCATTCGTGTTTTATCCTTAACCTAGTTTTTCAAGGCTTTTACAAAGGCTCACTCCTAGCCACGAGTTTTGTTGTTTAAAGTCTGTACAAACTATCTCGCATCGAGAAAAAAATCAGACTGTTTTTGGTGTTAATATTTTAAGTCGTACACCCGAGCCACTCGCCCAACCACCGACTTAAACAGTATGCCTTCAGGTTCAGGAAGGTTAGTTGAGGGCTACACCCTACAGCATACTAGAATAAGGTGCTATTATACCACATCTAGTCCTTCCTGTCAACACCTAAATTAATAATTTCTACATTATAAATATCATCTTTCCATCTAACCTCATAACATATTTGGTCCTTTGGATTTTCATGATTGTGTTTCCTTACAAAGTCTGTCCAGTTTCTAAACTCATTCTTACTAAGTTCTCTACCTGTACTAAACTTTATCATATCTTCTTTTAAAGATTTTTTTAGAATGTTTTCTATCTCCACCATGTAGGTCTCTCCCTGTTTTTATTCCATTGTGCATAGTGTTTCTCATGTATTACATAATTTCTATATGCTACAATAGGGTTATCATTTTTGTATTCATCTGGCATAGCCTGTGCAAGTGGTGTCATGTCACCTTGATGTATATTCTTTGGGAATTCCATTAAAGGTTTAGCTAACTTAGTAATACTTGCATGTTGTTTACCATATCTATAAGTGTACTCCATACCAAGTGCTAAGAAATGTGTGTACAACCATTCATAATTACCTCTTGATTGTCTAGCCCATACTGTGCATGGATGATTCTTGTATGCTTCCTTGTAAAGTCCTACACTATCTGCATACTCATCACCATCTAACACTCTATGTGCAGTACATAACATTTGAGCTGTTTCAAGTGGCATTTTCACTAACATCTTATCTGGCTGTGCTTCTGCTGACTTGACTGGACACTCATCAAAATAAAATATGTTCACTGTTCCCTCCTAAATAAATAATTTAATTATACCTGTTAGTAATACAAAAGTTGCTACTGCATTTAATACTATCAAGGCTCTGTCGTTCCACATTAAACCTACTAAAGTCCACATAAAACATCCTATAAAACTTAGTATTAAATCTACTTCCTGAAACCCTTGTACCGACCTGAAACAAATTGCTAGTATTATAAAACAACTTGCAACCCATTTCAAATACCAATCAGTTGTCCTTTCTTTTGTCGTCATAATGTCTATCTGCTAATATTATTCCAACTGCTGTCAAAGATACTAACATAAATAGTATTATAAATCCTAGTCCTATTACTTCGCCTATCATTTACTACCTCTCTTTACATATTTATAAGTGTTTGAATTCCACTCAGCATCTAACATCTCTACTAGTTCCCATTTAAGACTGTGTAAATTTTGAACATCAGATAACCATAAATCGTTTGTCTCATGTAAAGTATTTAACATGCTTCGAAGTTTATCAATATATTTAAACATAGTATCATACTCTTCATTGCTCATTTCGATAGTTACTTTACTTTTTAATATTTTAGTTTTCATTTTCCTTGCCCTCTATATTTTTTAAAGTTAGCTTTTTTATTTTTATTCATAGTAGAGTAGCCAACATTACTTCTACCTTGACTTGTCTTCTTACCTCTAACACCAGTAGCTGATGTATGAGCTTGACTAAATGCTTTAGACTTGACTGCCATATCTATCTAACCTCCTATATTCTTTGTACTCCTTTACAAGTGATACAATGTTATCCTCTTTCCAAGCTTGAAAAGTCTTTTGAATATCATTATATCTTAATGCTTCATCACAATAATCTCCATACTTTCTCATAATAAACATATCTATTCTTCTTACTTTCATAATGTTATATCCTATTATAAATTATTAATATAATATAAAATATTAATATAATTAATTATTAATTTTGTTTATGTTTAAAAAGTTATAAAGATTATATCATAAAAAAACATAAAAATCAATACTAAATGTGAAAAAATATCAACTAATTCTAAGCTCCTCTAAGAGCTTGTTCGTCCATACTAATACCCTCATATGACTTGGTTAGATAACTGCTCACCATGTAGCTCATATGCTCTTCTATCCTATGTATAATATCTACTTCTGATACTTTCATTGGTTCGTCCCATGTTCTTATGTCATCATAAAGAAAGTCAACAAATGTTCTAAACTTATTTGCTGATAATTTATTTAGGATATATTCTCTTGCACATATGTCCTCTAGTTTTTTGTATAAAGTTCTGTTCATATTTTAAGTTCTCCTTGTTGTATTAGTTGTTTCATTATATCATCTACTTTTATATGCATTTGAGTTCTCAAACCTGCTGATACTTTAGGTGCTAACTTTTTAAAATAGTCAAGCAGTTTCTTAGCTTCTGAAGTTTGTAAAGTTATATCAGTTCCAAAGTTTGTATCTATTTCTATACTATCTACATTTACACCATAAGTATAGTCAATTACACTTCCTCCATCTCTAAAAACATCTTCAAATATTAAACATGCTAAAGTTTTTCTACCTAAATGTAATTCTATCATCAGTTCAATCCCTCCACTAAATCCCAATCTTCTGTTAATATATTTTCTTGTGCTGACCATTTCCAATCAGTCTCGCCTTGTTCTCCCTCATATTGTTCTGAACTTCCATCTTTGAAATCAACATACAAAGTACCATACTTTATGTAGTAGTCTTTGACATTTTCCCAATCAATACCTAGTTCTTCTAAATCAAAAGTAATAGGTGCTTCATAGATACACTCTATATATCTTGGTTTATCGCTATCAACATTCATATTATCTCCATTCTATAAGTTCCATATAAGGTGTTTCTATATGTGTTTCAGGTAAAAATTCTACCATATTTTTTACCTCTTGTAAAGTCCAATTAGTTGCTTTTGTTTCTCCCTCATCATCATGAGATAATAACAATGCTTTACCTCCATAGTTAGCACCAATCTCTACCATTCTAAAGTATC